ACCCAGTATAGGATTTTTAATATTCGTATCACCAGTTCCATGCGGCTGAATATCAATGTCTGCATTAGAAACTGATACTATATCGTTCCCATTACAATCTAAATTTCCGCCAAGTTGAGGGGTGCTGTCATCGACTAAATTATTAAATGTGGGAGTACTTAGCTGTGCAAAACTAGAACCATTGTGGAATTTCAATACATGATTTGTAGTATCCATCCATAAGTCCCCTTCACTAGGTGAACCCGGTTCTGAAGATGCTATTAAATATTCATTAGCATAACGATTAACATCAGCAATACTGCCTGCTACCGTTGTAACATTAGCACTAACGCCAGCAACAGTAGTTACGTTGGTCGATATGCCTGCTACTGTAGTTACATTTGCACTTATCCCTGCTACTGTTGTTATGTTTGCATCATTTGTTGCTACTGTAGTGACGTTACTATCGTTTGTTGCAACTGTAGTTACGTTGGCTGATATACCTGCGACTGTGTTAACATTTGCAATATTATTCCCAACAATATCTACATTTACTACACTCGCTGCTACTGTATCAATCTCAGAGACTGCCTCATTAAGATCATTAGCCACAGTTTCTACTTCTGATATTGCTTCAGACAGATCATTTGCAACAACTATCACATCTGCGATGTTAGTCGCTACTGTATTAACACTTGATATGTTTGTAGCAACAGTAGTCACATTAGCAGAAATCCCTGCTACTGTAGTCACGTTTCCACTAATCCCTGCTACCGTAGTTACATTTGCCTGAATACCTGAAACAGTATTTATGTGACCCTGTTCTGTAGTTGTTGGTTGCATCCGTCTCCAAGTTGAAGAGGTTGCATCATATACCAACATGACATCATCCGTAGTATTAAAATATTTAACACCATCAGTTAATGCGTCACCATCATTGTTTAATGCAGGCCCATCCTTTGTGCCGTTGAAATCACCATATATGCCATAACCTGTAAAAGTAAGCGCAACCCCTGAACCAGCCGCTGGCATATTATCTGAGATTGTTACTACGCTTCCAGCGATAGATATTACATTTGGTTTTGGAGATGTGGGAATTCCTGTGCCTGTTACGACTTGCCCTACTTTTATATTGGATGTACTTACTACTGTAATAGCGGAAGCATCCTTAGCCCACGTACCGTTAGTAGTTGGGTTAGTTCCTTGAGATGCACTGTCTGCCATCTCACCTAGGTACTTATCATCAAACTTATCGAATATACGAGAGGCCGCATCTGCAGAAGCATTAGCCGCTGTTTCACTAGCCGCCGCCGCTCTGCCTGTACTGCCCAATCTTTTGCTGATCCAACCGCTACGGTAGTTCCTATAGCATATTCTTTTGCTGAATATTCTGCTGTATCAACGTATCCGCCTGTAGTTGTGGCCCATTCCTTTGCTGCACCCTTTAATGCAGTATCAGTAACGCCTGTACCACCTACTGACCATGCTTTTGCCGAGTGATCTGATGTTGCTCCGCTTACTCCACCATCTACCTTAGTAGCGTAATCTTTTGCAGAACCTCCTGTGCTGGCCTGAGTACCTTGAGAGTATTCCTTAGACGAGTATGACGTCCCATCTACAGTAGCACTTGTGTCTTGCGACCACTGCTTTGCAGTACCGCCTGTAGCGAATGAACCTTGTGCATACTCTTTAGCGGAAAACTCTGAGCCTGTTACTACTGCACCAGTCGTTGTCGCCCATGACTTAGAAGAACCATCTGCTTTATGAGTAGAAGTACCAGTAGCCCATTCTTTAGCGGACGCATCTGTACTTGTACTGCTTGGTGTTGTTGCTAAAGTAGCCCAATCTTTAGATGACCCAGAAGCAGCCGTAACGCCTGTACCACCTTGTGCGTATGCTTTTGAACTAAATTCTCCTGTAGAAGATACTGCACCATCTGTTTTAATTGCAAAATCTTTTGCTGATCCAGTTGTAACTGCTGATCCAGAAGCATGTTCTTTTGCTGAATATACACCAGTTTGTGCAGTAGCTATTGTGCCTTCAAAATGATTTACTACTGCTGGAGATTCAGTTGCATAGCTTTTTGATTCAAGTACATAATCTTCAGCTTTATCAATATTAATGGTTGTTACTCCAAGTGAACCTTGTGCATCAAATTTAAGAGACTTATTTGCACGGTTAGTTGCAGTAACATTTAGACTCGCTTGTGATTCAGTTGCATCAGTAGATATTAGATTATCGTGGAATCGTAAATCTCTATCCGTTTTAGCATTTAGTTGTTGGGTTTGGTTTACTATTAAGTCTAATTGGTTTTCTAGTGACTCTGCTTCTATTAACGAGTTGTTTAATAAATCTATTGTTTGTGAATATGGAACTTCTCTAGAAAAATAAAACTTAACGTTATTTAAAGGACGTTTACCGGACATCCATGAAACAGTTGCAACATTATTTGTAGAAATAGCTACTGTATAATCTGTCCCAAGAGTCTTTGTCGTTACTCTAGTCCATGTAAGAGAAGAACCATCAGTAGTTATATTAACAACACCTCCACCTACACTTAGTTCTACTTTGAAAGTTGTACCTACAATGTCTCTGACATAGTAATTAGTGTTTACTACGATACCTACAGGTAGTGTCCCACCAAATTTAATTATATCACCAGAAGTATGTCCATGTGCAGTATTGGCAACATCATTAACAGTTACATTAGTAAATTTATCAGTACCGTTTTCTGCTGTAATTGTACCTGTATCTGTTACATAGACTTTGATATGTGAATCTTCCTTTACAGGAATATCAACAGTTCCATCGTTAAATACATAATCATCAGCAATACCATTACTAGTAAATTCTGCTCTACTTACATCAGTTGTAATCATTCGCTACCTCCAGATGTCCAAATACTTGTTGGATCATAAAAAAATCCTCCATCTTGTCCTTCTTGTCTAGACTGTATTCTGTTTAAATAACCGGGTGAAAAAGTTTCCATAATTCCGTAATGCATTCCATAGTTAAAAGCGGCTTCTGTATAGAACAAATTAGCGTATGGTATATTGTATCTCAAGGTTTTCCATGCATCCGATGCATCTTTGTTACCTGTACTTAACCCATATCCTAATTGAGTAAAATCCTTAATAGTACTGTAAGCACTACCTAAAACTGCTTCACTAAAATCATGGTGGTATCTACCATATTGACCTCCTATGAAATCACCTACAAAACCTGCAAATCCACTTTGTACCAATGCATCTGTTAATGTTTCAGGATTATCAAATGCTGGCGGTTCTTTTCCTGCTACCATATTCTTTAGACTAATTGATACATAACCTAATCCTATTGCAGGAACTACATGCATAAGAGAAGGTAAACCCATTTCATACATTCTAGGTAGTAAGTTTCTTATTAACTTCATTTGGTGTGTTCTGAACTGGAAGAACAATCTAGCTGTAGTTTCTGGTAATGATCCTCTCTTTGCATCTCCATACATCCATGCACGTTCAGCAGATCCTGCTTCAGGTACAGCAAGTCTACTTTCCATTGTGTAGTAACGATTCAGGTTCTCTTGTAATCTTATTGAACCACCATTTTCTTCTATCCAATCTGAAGTTATAAACTTGTTCTTCTTTGAACCTTTTGGATTAAACAATGTTTCATCAAATGCACCTATTTTACGTAATTCATCCCAATCTTTTGCATTGAACTCGTAATCTTCCATTAGTTTTTTAAACACAGGTGGCAGATCACTAAACTTATGTTTTAAGTTACTAGCAACATGCATAGACATCATCTTAGCAACACCTTCTCTTGAAGAGTTTGTCCACCAATTGAGTAAATTCCAATCAAACATCTTGTCTGTCATTTCATTTAGAAGTCCCATTGTTGGATTATTAATAAAGTTACGTGAATAACTCTCAAATATTCCATCAACTCCTACATTTAATTGTCTTAATAAACCATCTCTTTCCTTATCACCTATCTTCCTAAATGCTTTCTTGAGTATATGGTTTGCCATTCCTAAATATGCCGCACCGGGCTTTACTCCTTGGTAATGTAAAAGAATTGCTCCTGTCCACATATCGCTCATTGATGACAATGTAGCTTTACCTAGTTTTGAAAGCATCTGTATAAACTGGAAACCTGTAGTCCATTTAGCTACGTTTGGGTTTGCAACCATATATGCATCACCTGATACTTGTGCTAATGCCCCTCTTAAACGTCTAAACTCACCGTTAGTGATCTTCTTTTTATCTTTTAGTAGTAGTATCGCATTTTTCATCTCTTCTACTGGTGAGATAGCTTCTGTTGACAAATCATCTAGTGCTTTCTTTGCCTCTGCAATTTCAGTCAAATCACCTTTTGTCTTTGCTTCACCTAATCTTGATTGTGCTTGTTCTTCTAATACTTTATTAGGCTTAACTTTCCTACGGAATCCATATCCAAATGCTTCTCCAAATGATAAGTGGTTATCCATCATCGTCATATTTTCAAAAATTGCATTTGCCATATTTGTATGACCATATATTTTGTTATATCTGATTAATGAATCACTGTCTTTAAATGCAAGTGTACGTTTTACATGGAGACTATCTAGTATCAAACCATCTTTAGAGCTTTTTACTGTCATTTGATCATAGGCTTTACCTAAATACTTATTCATATCAAACTTCTTTTCGTCTATGAGTACTCCTTTAGCTTTTAGATTATATAATATTTGTGCTTTAGTTTTTTCATAGTCTAAATGCTTTTGTACATCTACCACCCATTTTTCTTTTCCTGCTTTTAACATCTTGAATGCATCGTGGTATTGCTTAGTTACATAATCACTCCTAGCAAATATTCCTCCTCCAAATTCATTCACACGTAGTCTTTGGCTTTCTTGAAGTTTATTAATTGCACCTGCTAAGTCATGTGCTAACTTATTCTTAGTCTTTGGAGTGCCATTATAATCAAACATTTCTTCTATAAAATCTGACGAGAAATTCTTATCATTATTCATCAACTTCTTAATGTCTCCATTAGGCATTTCTAGTAATGAAGAAACAAACGATGATCGTCTTTGTGAACGTGCCAATGCTTTTGAAGTTACCCCTGACTTGTCTCCTACCAATAAGTCAAATAACCTTGCATAAGGTTTTTTACCTTTCACTATTTCTTCTAATGAACTTAGGAATGCTTCAGTACGAACTTGAGAATCTACGTTACTTTTATTTCTAAACTTTTTATTCTCTATTTCTTCCATTACTTGTTTACTAATCATCTCAGGTGAAAGACCTTCATCCAATAGTTGATTAACCATTTGGACATCATTCTGGTCAAACCCTGCTTCTTTAAGTATGTTATCGCAAGCACTACTCATTATTGACAATCTCTAAATCGGTTAATAAGTTTATTTACTCCAACAGTTAAATCTTCTCCTATTGAATTTAGATGTTCAACTATAGGGTGTAAGTCTTTATTTAACTTATGTCGCTCACTAGTTCTTAGTTCATCCATTTCTTCTTTATAATTAATCTCTGTTTCAACTTTAGAGTGTTTGCCTTCACCTAATGGTGATGCACCATCAAGCTGTACTTCTCCATGTTGTTTAAAATCATGTGTTGCTTTTGCAATTGCTATAAGTTGTTGCTTCTCAGTGAAATTTTTCTTAATAGTTCTAGCAACAGGGATAGTACCTAATGCACTCCCAAATACAGTCGCAATTGATACGTCTAGCATTGCTCCCATGTAATCAAAGTCTTTTCCGTTAGATGCCTCTGAGGAGGCTCGTATGATCTGGTAAGCACTTTCTCCTAATGCTCCTTCTGCTCCATACACAGCAATAGGTTTTAATGGCTTTATTGCCCCAAGTGCGAATGATTTTATCGGATTCATTTTAGTTGCAACATTTGCTACAGTACCCATTCTTTGACTTATCTTTGCACTTATACCAATTGCTTTAGAACCAAGTCCGACCATTGGCACATAAGACAATGGATCAAATATAGCGGCAGAAAAAGCGGCCCCTAAATTATGTAAGTCCCAAGGGTTAGTATTTGCCATATATTCTGAACGTGTTCTATCTCTGTCATATCTTTCTGCTTCTACAAATGCTTGGTCTTCAGTTAGTCCTTCCCTAAATGGTATGCCCTGCCTAAAATTCTCATGGTTTTCATAATTCCACATTTCTTTTTCAATAACAGGAGAATCATCATTCATCCCTTTTACTAAATCATATACATATCCAACAGTGTTATACTCCATAGCAGAACTAAAACTTTCTGCCATTTGAGAAGCAAGTCCTGGTCTAAATCTTTGAACCGCTTCTCTTAAAAAAACCCTACCTAATTCACCTTCTGCTCTATCTATATTATAAACTTGAGGTCGCATACTTTTTTTCTTCTTTCAGCATTTGTTTTTGCTTATCAGTTTTGTTATTTTCTAAGTAAGACAAATCCATTAATTGTTTTTTATCACCAAAAACAATAGAAGCATCTACTGGACTAGATGAAAATTCATTATTAAAAAAATCATATATTTTATCTCTCATTGTGAAAGTTTGCTCATCCATAACTTTCTGCCATTCATCTGCGAACTCATCTTCAGATTTATTTTTATTAGCTTTCCAAAATGGTTTAATAACATTTTCCCATTCAAACTTTCCTGCATCAAATATCTCTACTCCATTAATTATCGGAGCATAATAAGGAAGCCTTGCTCTTAGTGGAGAAAAATCTTTTTGGGAATATTTATCATAATATTTACCCATCCTTGTTTTTAAACCATCTACTTGCATAAAACCTAAATTTGTATCTGTTCTTTCCCAAGGATCATTTTCTGCATCCATAAAATGTCCTCTCCTCCATGATTGGAACTTTTTGAACATTTCCTGATTATTATATGAAATAGGTCTAGTTATAAAATTACCTTTACTATCATGACCTTGTTCATACATCCTTCCAACCATTTTTGATTTAAACCTATCACCTTTAATTCCAGCCATAACGACTACTTGTACTCCATTTCCATTAGCATTAGGTACAACTGCCGCCCACATAGAAGCATCATCTCCAAACCAACCATCACTTTTCTGCATTTCTTTACTCATTTTCTTTAAAGCATCTACACCTTTACCATACTGAGTACCATATTGTTTTGCATCAGGAATAAATGTACTAGTCCAACCTCTTTTTCTTGGTTCTAAAATAAAATAACGCATTGAATTTTCAATATCATCCCTATTTAGATTATTTTCTTTTAATTCTTTTTTAGTAAACACCAAGTTAGGTATACCTCCTCCTTCAAATACTTCAGCAAAACTATAAAGTTCTTTTCCAATATCATCTATATCATTTGTGCCAAATTCAAGAACATCATTTTGTATAGATAATAAAAGTTGCATTTGCGCATGTTTAGGAGCATTTGCTTCATAACCTGAAGGCCAGCCATTTTTAGCAATCTGTTCTTGTTGATGACCAGTACCCCAACGCTGAAAATAATTACTTTTTTGTACTGTTCCTCCTTGAGGTAAATCTCCACGTTGAAATAATGACTTATATACTCTTTCTGCAAAATCAGGATTATGTTGGAATAAATCACTTGCTATATCTGCAAAAGCTGAAGTTGCTTGTATACTTTTTTTACTACTATTAAATCCTCTTTGAGTATCTTTTTCTCTAGCTCTACTGCTTTTACTATTTATACCAGCTATATACTCAATTATATTTGTGTGTCGTTTTTTCATAGCTTTTTTATTAATTATTCTGATTCATCAGATTTGTTCTGAAAATCCCATTCAATCTTTTGTTGAGCGTCACTTCTATAATCACCATCAAATGGAGGTAACCCATAAAACTTTGCTTTTTTATCTAACATCTCCATTATTTTTTCATCTTGAGGCGTTGCGCCTAAATCAATATTCTGATCTTCAAATAAAAAATCCTTTGGAGTTTCTAACATTTTTTTTATTCTAGGGTTAATAAAATTATTTACAAATAAATTAAATACTTCCATTGGTTCTTTAAAAAAACCATCGTCTTTTGTAAATTCTTTTTTTAAATCATCAACCTTTTTTTGTAATCCAGTAAGTGTTTCTTCTCTATAACTATTAGAAAAAAGTACCGTCTTATCCCAACCAGCTTTATAAAGTGCTAACTTTTCTCTTTGATCAGTACTTAAAAGTTCCATGAGTTCAGTTTTTTTTGCTCTTTGTAATGTACTCTCTCCTCTTAATCCTCCTTTATTAGTAATTTCTTTATAATCCGCTTCTATTGCATTTATAAGTTTATTAAATTCACCACTTTCAATCCCCTGCCCTGCAATTATAGGTTTTTGGCCTACAGCTTGCTCTTCTAAATATAATTTCGCTTCATCATATCTAACTCTATGATCTAATGCTAATGTTCTTATAGCATCTTCTTTGGGTACTAATTTGTTTTCTACAACATTATAATTGTCATTAAGAAATTTAACTTTATCAATTAGAAAAGGTGATTTCATTCCTGCATTGACAGTAGTAGTAAAACTACCCCAATTCTTTTTTTCATCCCGATAAAATTCTCTTTCTGCTTCTCTTCTTAAATAATCTCCTTGTATTATTGGATCAACACCAACTCCTTCCACTTCATATCCCTCACCTAATCTTAATTTATCCAATGCCCTATCTGGATCAAAATTCATATGTTGTTTAAAAGTCAGAAATGCTAAATCTTGTTTATGTTTTAATAATCTAGCATCTGCATCAGATTGGATTATATTCCCTATAGCAACATTTTTTTGTAATTCTTCTTCAAAACGTTTTGACCAAAAATCTGCTGTTTCTCTTGTATTTCTTTCAAAAAAATTTTCTCTAACTTTTCTATTTTCTGGTAAAGGATTATATATAGCATTATGAGTTATAGTAGATAATTGCTTTTCATAATCTATTGTTTGTTTTTTTTCAAAAATATCTAGATTTTTAAGACCTCTCTTTTTTAATTCTTTTGCAAATGCTATTTGTGTATCACGTGTAAAATTACTGTTTGCAACTTGGATAGAAGAACTTAATAAGTTTGATGCTCTATCAGACAAGTCTTCACTTGCTTTATAAGGTGTAAGTTTACCTTCACCAAAAGGTACTGTTCCACCTTCTTTTTCATATGTTTCTTTAAATTCTTTTGGTTTAAGTTCATTAGGATTTACTGTACCTATACCATTTTCACGTAATACTGCTTGGTTATTAAAATGTTCTGCCATACGTGCTTGTTCATCTTTTAATTCAAGATCAACTGAAGCATCATCCATCTTTTGATAAACCTCTGCACCAATATCTATTGCATTAGTTACAGCTTTAAACATTGCTTCATTATTCTGACCAGACATATCTAAAGGATTACTATTTTGGATAGCAACAGGTTTAACTTTATTTACTTGTTTCTGTGCAAGTTGAGTATTGCCTTGTTGTAATACTGCCATTATTTAACCTCTACCATGTTGGTCGCCAGTACCAAATTGTTTACGTTTGCTAGTTGGTGAGTATCCTTTTGAAGCATAAGCCCCACCTTGAACAATTGAACTAAATATATCTGCTGTATAAGCATCCTTACTAGCTTTATTTGTCATATTTTCTTTTCTATTTAACTGCGACTGACCAAGTTTTGCATTTCGGTAATTAGACTCATTAGTATTCTTAAGATTACGTTGATTTGATTCTATTGCATCTTTAGTTGCATCTACTACACTCAGTTGTCTAACAGTATTGTTTACTGCTTCTGACATCATAACGTCCAGTGTACTACCAGAACTAACTATAGCCCCACTACCACTACTTTCTGCCATCATTGCGGCTTGTTCTTTTTGTCCTTGTGTTGCAACTTCTGATAATGCTCTTGCTCCTTGTTCTAATGTAGATAAATCTGTTTGACGTGATTCCTGATTACGTTGTCGTCTATTAAAAGATTCAGTAAGCATAGTTTCTTTTGCAACACGTGCATATTCATCAGCTTGTGCTTTACCTGACCTTCTTTTTGCATCTGCACTATATATCCCTGAAACTGCCGATCCTACTGCCATTGCACCTGTGACCCACCAACTCATACTCCCTCCAATTCTTTATAATCTTTTGCTATTAATTCTTGTTCAAGTTCATCTAAATCTTTTTTATCAGAAGGATGAACAGTTACAAATGTACAATCTGTATGAGCATATATAACTCTTTTTGTACTAACTGGTGTTACTCCATAATAAGGTGCAGATATACGCATTTCACCTTCTTCAGATAAAATAGACATTTCTCCTTTTAGTAGGAAAAAAGGATGTTCTACTTTATGTATTTTTGTTATTAATATTTCTCCTGCTGGATTAAATATTTCTCTTATGTATTGGTGTTTACAAAATGTATGTTTCAGAGGATTAAAGTCTGGATGACTCTCTGGTGTCATAGCACTTTGGTTTTCAATCATGTCTTTTTGTAGAGCAATTATCCCTGTTCTAAATTCTTCTTTAGTATATTTAGTAGGAAAATACTCATCAGGATGAGTCAAGTTGGTTTGATGACGTTTATATTCAACAAAATCCCATGCTTCATCGAAGGGGAATGTATGCTCAATATCAAATTTGGTATTCATGTCATCAAATTGCAACTTTGCAGATGCACGATCCATTATGATCCTCCTGTTTCTGCTTCAATTATAATTGCATTTATTTGCATAGGGAGAGGGCCGTTAGAGCTTATCTTAACTGTATGGACTTCCCATCCTATACCTGATAGTGATAACTTCCTTGTACCAGAGAATAGAGGTATCTGACGACCCATGAAGTCGCTCATTGTTCGGAACAGTAACTCTTCTGATAAATCATTGTAATCTAGTTGAATACCTAATGATTCTTCTACAATGACTGCTATTTTTATTAGTCTTTTACTATAGGAAAATTGATTCTCTGGTGCAGATGGTTCTAAAGTATCTACTTCTGCTGTATAAGGAAGACCTGCAACTATACGATCACCCTCATAATGATTTAGTGTAACTGAACCATTAGAAGCAACTGTTTTATTGACATGTTGCATACCATTGTTATAAATCTGTACATCTTCTGCTACCAAATGAGACATGCCATAAAATTGTTTAGTAGTCCAGGAGTGTATGCCTGAACCTGCATCACTCCACGCTATAGCAGTACCACCAGATGTTGTTGCTAATCTAAATGTATCTACACTTACATATTTAACATAATAATCTGTAGCCAATGCTAAATTTACTGGTAAATCTACTGGAGTACCTGTACTTGTAACTCTAATTATCTGTGTGTCTATTAAGCCATGTGCAGTAGAAGTAATTAATAGTCCTGAAGATGAACTTGCTGTAAATGTCCCTCCAATACTTTTAGTTATTGCACTATCAGAAAAGATATAATCATCACGTACAATTGCCCCTTCTGAAGGAAACCTACCTAGAGTCTCCATGTAATACTCTGTTGTCCCACCAATCGTTCTAGAGACCTTGAGCCATATCTGATCATGACTTGCTTTAGGTATCATTTCTATATCTAAGACCTTAGCATCTGTTCCTCCTATGTTATGTTCTGCCCATGCCTGAAATTCAAGTCTCATATCAAAACTTAATGTCAATAAACGACCATCTTTCATTAATATCCAGATAATTGCATTTGGTCTTTCTTGCCAGACCATCTTTGTAATTTCTGAGCTTTTAATGATGTCATAACCTTTTAATGATATTTTACTAGCATCCCACTGACCACCTGTTCCTTTATTTAAGGATAACTGCTGTAAGTCTTTACCACCTATTTGTGGATATATTAATGAATTAGAAACAACTATAGGTGCTGTATCTGTTGCAGAGAATGATGTTTCACGATTAATAGTAAATCTAAAAGGGGTAACAACTAAGTTGGTTTCTGAACCATAAAGCATATAAACTCCGGCAGACGTTCCCAGAGCAAGTTTTTTTGATTCTCCAAGCCACTTAATTGCATCTAAAGTATCTGAGTCTAAAGTAAAGGTTAGCCCATTTGAATCAGTAATAACTTCTATTGACATTCCATCAACAATTGCTGCTGGTGAGTCTTGATCCAGAATTTCTGTTGGTGCAAAAGAGTAAAAGTCTCCTGTTCTTGATAACCAGATAGTAGAAGGTTGGAAAGTATTAGCTGCTAGTACCATCCGTTGCTGATATATCTGTGAGACTTGAGGCCAACCTTGACTATCAGCAAATGCTCCTAGTCTAAACTCTGAAGTACCAAATATACCTCTAGTGTTTGATAGTTCAGTTTTTAGAGTTACAGTTACAGTAGGTGGTGTAGCCGTGGTTACTGCTGTTATTTTGCCCCAAGCCCATCTAATACCACCTATATTCTCACCGGGTTTAGATAAAGGATTTATACGTATTAAACGTCCTACATCAGTACTACCTGAAGTATTACTTAATAATCCTTGTGCAATTGTATTATTTGCTCCCGAAGTTGATTTTTTATTAAAAATATTAAATGTAACCGATGTATTAGCTTTATAAGCAATACGATAAAGGGTCACTTCTGCATCAGCTTTACTTTCAGGAGAACCGGAGGCAGTTTCTTTTAATTCAAATTCTAATGCTGTACCTCCATCTGTAGTTGATACTTGGAACGAAGTTGCTTCAGAACTAATTACATAATAAGAAGCATCAACTAATATATGAGTAGCATCTGTACTTTTTTGTGACCTTAAATTGCCCCAACTACCTTCTAAACGTATTAGCATACCTGTTTGAAGACCATGATTTGCAAGTACAATAGAATTATTAACAGTATTAAATTCAACTTCTGCTACTTCTATTTTTTGAGACGCATTCGTATAAACAGGTTCATTTGCTAATTTAAGACTATATCCTTTTTTCTCAGTTACTTCTGAATAGACATTAATAGAATTATAAGGCCCATCTTCCATTACAAATTCACTTACTGACCAAACACTGCGGTCACTTGCACTTGCTCCTGACGTTACAATAGTTCTAGATATTTTATATGGAACTTTAGTAGGACAACAAACAAAGATAATATCACCACTTTGTGTTGTTTTAAGTGAATCTAGTTCTACTTGGGTAGTCCAAGGTAGACCAGTAACACTATAAACTGTAGATGTTAAAGCACTACTAGAATTGTATGACGTGAGCAAAGTGTCTTGTGACCAGACTCGTAAAGTACAATTACTACTTGCAGATATAAATGCTATTTCTAGGATATAGGTATTGTCTTGGTCTTTAAAAAAGGGGATAAAACGTGATGTAGAGTTTAATGCTTCTCCAATAAAGTTAGTACCCGGTCTTTTAACTAAAGGACCAGAAACTACAGGAATCATATTTTTGGATGATTTATATCCATAACTATAAAATTCTTCACTAGAACGTCCTTGTAGAGACTTAGCTAGTACTCCTTCAGTAAACCGAGGTTGTAGAAATTCATATTTACTCATTTAGTTTTCCATGCGCCTGTGTCAACTTCATAACCTAATTCAGGTGTATTAAACGTCCTATGGGTATATGAATAAAAACCACGCTTTGCATTGAGGTATGAAGACTCTTCTCTTCTGTCTGGTGTACGGTCTTTGGAGTTAGCACCTCTTGCTTCTTGTAATGCAATAACAAACTTCTGCATCATTTCGTTCTTCAGATTTGCTTTACTTGTCAATGTCTCAGCAATTTCAACTGCAAGTTTCATTGCAATTGCTTCTGCAAGAAGGACATCTAAATTATTAATATCTGTTGGTTGTGCTACATAAAGAAGATAGAGAGTAGTTTCATTTGATAGTATGTTTTTCTTTTCTACTTGATATTTAGAGACAGGATTTACTTCAACAACTTTTATACAATCAGAAGGAAGTTGATACATGTAGTTCCAGCCAAATACAGGTGAACCTATATTAGTTAGTTGTTGTCTTTCAAGTGCTGAGTTCCATACATGCATACGTAAAATAGTTGATATGACTCCATCTATACGTGCATTACATGCTCTAGCTCTACCGTTATTATCTGTAAGACTTTGTATTCTTGCTTCGCCTAGATTACTCAAGGCGAGATTAGCAATGCCTGTTTTATCCATAATAAGTATTAGAAGGGGGGCTAGTTGCCCAACCCCCGATTATTATTAGTCTATTGAATAAGTAATCATCACTTGAAGGATGACTCCTGCGTTTGGATCAGCACCAATAAGTGTTGCAACCACACTAGCTTCATTAGCTATTGATACAGGCGCATTGCTTATTGTATTCAAATTTCCTGTACTTGTATCAGCACCACCACGCATAAACGCAGTAGTAGTAGTACCAGTACCAACAACACCATCTAGGAAGCCATCTGTATCAGTAGAACCTGTACTGTCTACAGCAGACCAGCCTAAATCAATTGTTGTTCCACTACCTAAAGTAGCAGAATTATAGATAGACGCATCCCAAACTTTTGCACCTCCGGGTAATCTCCCGAAATATACAATTTGTCCGTCAATGTCTCCTGCAACAACTGTGTAGGTGTCATAAAGAACACGCATCCGACCACCGTTAGTTGAAACATCTGTCAACTTAGCAGGGGTAGTTACATGTCGTTTTGTGTAATCGACTCCATATGAATTAGCCATATTGTCCTTTCGTGATTATGGGTTAAGTTTTGTAACATTCGATTTCAATGACCATCTCTTCCCAAACACGCGTTGCGCCAATATCCATTTCAAAATATGCATATGGTACAAACGATTTATCAGAACGACGTTCAATTTCAGTTACAGGATCAAGCCATGAACAAAAGGCTAAACCTTGAGGGTGAAAAGCCAAAACTTTTTCAACTTGAGTTGCACCAGAACCAGCAACAGGCATACTTTCGTAGCGTATAAACTGGAATCCTGCAAAATAGTTGGTTTGACCTTCTACGAGCGCACGGATATTATTATAATCCGAACTTTGGACTCTAGTAGAATGCAATAGTGCTTCAATCTGAGCCGCAGAACAAACGATGAAATAAAGTGGATTACCACCTTCATCATATTGATCAGCTTCATTTTCAGAAAGAATCCTACGAGCTTTCAACAATTTATCAATTGATAACGTGTAGCCAGTAGAAGCGGTTGAGCTTATTATACCCGAAGTTTCAGCATTTGCAGACGATCCATAATAGAATGTTTTAGCAATAAACTGATTAGGGTAATTAGTAGAGTTCCAAACTAGCTCAGTTGCTCCATCCATTGCCCCACCATCTGATTCATAAGCAGAACCAAATGCGGCATCAACGATAGTTGCATCCATCTTACGAGCCATTGCCATGCTGGTTGCTTCCGCATAAGGTTGAAACACATCGTAATTCATACGACGAGTATCAAAACCTTCAACAAAATATCCGGCATTTTTAGGCTGAGCAGAGACACGTCTGCGTTTGTGAGCAATTGCTTGGACAGGTGAATCAGCAAAACGTGCAGTTTTGTCTAATGCCTCGGCAGTACCTATCTTATCGATAAATTCTGCAACTCCAGAGCAATCTGGTTTATTAGTTACGAAGTTACGTAACCGTGAAGTCTTTTGTTGAAGCGAATGTAGTACATCAGCGGAATAGCGATGCACATAAGACGTTTCAATGTCATGATAATTAGCCATAAGTTACCTTTATGAAATAAAATCTA